TCACGCGGACAAAGAGACGGCTTTGAGGTTCTTTAACAAAAATTGTAAAAGGTATTTTGAATTGAGCACAGGCTGGAAAGCCGACAAACTTCCGGCGTCTTACGGCTACCCTATGAGAAAATTTTTCGGTATGTCGGCTATAGCTTTTAGAAAAAAATTTGGGATAACTATTAACGAGGCGAAAGCGTTACAAGACAGATTGAGGCAAAGATATGGATAAAATTGCACCTTACAAATCAATTAAGAACGTTATAGAGGCTGGCTTACTTGAATGCCCTTGCACCGGTACAAGGTGTAGTATGTGTATATATCACGATTTTTGTGGCGCTGTAATTAAGGCGGTTGAGGAGGCTCGCAAGTTATCAGAGACGGACGCAAAAATTAAAGGCATTATCGGCGAGGTTTACGAGAAAAGGCATACTTTACAAGCTTAGGATAATCGTGTAATATTTAATATACACGTGAGCGCGCGTTAGTTTAATACTGACAGGCATAGAGAGCTCGGGGGTTATCCTCCGAGCTTTTTTATTGAATAAAAGCTCTTGGAGTTGTATTATAAATTATAATGCAAAAAGGGGGCTTTTAATATGTCTACTTGTTACCGCGAGGATGTTGTAGCCTATGCCAAGAGTCAAAAAGGCAAAAAAGAGGGCTCGCATAACTGGAATGAATACGCAAAAGAGCTGGACGCTGTTAACTATTTCAAACCTCAAAAAAAACAGGGCGTGCCGTGGTGCTCAGTTTATTGCGACGCTTGTGTATATAACGCAAGCGGTAAGGATAAAGCTTACACTCAAAAAATACTCTATCAGCCGAGCTATGACAATCTGAGCGCCGGCGTTAAGTTTGTAGTTGATTACTTTAAGGGCGCTGGAGCGTGGACTACCGACGCCAACAAGGTGCAAGCGGGCGACTGGGTAATATTTAACGCTGTCAATGACAAAGGCAAGGTTACAGACTACTTTGTTCACATAGGCATAGTTATCGCTCGAGACGATAAGGGCATAACTACATCCGAGGGCAACAAGGGCGACAAGGTTAGTGAGTGTCAATATTTATTTACTTCTATCGGTACGAAAATCGCGGGCTTTGGCTTGCCTAAGTATGATAAAAAGCCGGAGCCGACACCTCCAACACCACCGACACCAACACCGACAAGCAACACTTACCAAGTTGTAAACATCAGGACATTTTTAGCTATTAGAACGTCGCCGGAGAACTTAGGCGAAAAGAATAAGATAGGCGAGCTTAAGAACGGTGCTGTGGTTACTGTTGAGAAAATACAAGGCACTTGGGCTAATATAAGCGGTTCGCTGTGGGTTAGCACAAATTACCTTAAGAAAATATAAAGAGAGGAGGCTACAACGTGGACGACAAAGCTATAGACATAGTAATAGACTATGTTATTAAGCACACAGATAAAACAGACTATATAATAAGGGAGTGCGACGGCAAGCCTGAGTTTGATGTTTATATAGTTTGGAAGTGCAAGACGTTGCAAAACTGGAAATGGTTAATTAGTACAAATTTGCCCGACGGTATGTATTACGAACTTACTTATAACGGCGATAAGAATGAGTTTTACTTAGACGCATATAAGAAGTTTGAGAATGTTGTTATTAAAAATACATAAAGAGGGGAGGTGTTAAAATGTTTGCTGAAAAGAAAATTTTTACAAAGGCTTGGTTTAAGTGTGCGGGCATTAGAGCGCTTAAGACATTTTGTCAAACGGCTATAGCTATGCTTACCGGTTCTTTGTTCATTCACGAGGTAAACTGGCTTATGGTGCTGTCAGCGTCAGCTCTTGCGGGCGTGCTTTCGTTGCTTACGTCTCTCGCTGGCTTGCCTGAGCTGGAGCTTGAGGACGGCGAGAGCTAAGACACTGAGGGGAGTAGTTAGATGTTAAAAGCTTGTAGCCGTTGTGGTAAGATACATCCTTATAATTATGTCTGTAACGTCGGCAAATATCGCAAGTTTGCCGACACTACAGAGAGCAAGCTGAGAAGTAGGCACGCGTGGCAAGTTAAGCGAGAGGCTATTAAACAGCGCTCGTTTAACTTGTGCGCTGTCTGTCGTGCTCAAGGTGTGTATAACTATGACTCGATAGAAGTGCACCATATAACTAAGATAAAAGATAATCCAAGCGCTTACTTGGATGACAATAACCTTGTAGCGCTTTGCACGTTTCACCACAAACAAGCGGATAACGGCGAGATAAGCGAGGACTACTTAAGAGAACTCGTTAAGCTCAGAGACGAGGGCGACGAGTAAACAGGATATACCCGCCCTATGTTAAGAGCTGAGATTTTTGAGGCAATCACATCACACAGCCTACACAGACACACACCGACAGCAAAAAACAAATTATTTTGGGGTTTTTAGTATGGTAAACGCGAAAAAAACGGCAAAAAAGCCGACAAAAACAACAAAAAAAGAGAGCGGTGCGAAAACGACACGCTCAAGGAAAACAACAGCAAAGGCTAAGGCACCGGCTAAGGCTAAGCCAAAGACTGAGGCAAAGAGCAAGGCACCGGCTAAGGCTCTCGACAGTCTTGAGAGCAAGGTAGAAAAGCTTAAAGAGGAGGCTAAGCGTAAAGGCTTACTTGATAACTTACTTTTTGAGGAGTTGCTTGACGAGTTTACTTATCAGACTAATTTGCTCAAGCGCTTAAGAGCTGAGATAGACGGCGGGGAGCTTATGACAACTAAAACGTATGTAAAGGGGGAGCCAAACATAAGCCCTAACAAGTTAATCGCAACTTATAACGCTACATCTAACGCACGCGTTAACACGGTGAGCGCGCTGGCTAAAGTGGTAAAGAGCTTTGACAACTCGGAGGGCGAGGAGCAAGACGCTCTTATGCAAATAATAAAAGGTGGCGGGGCTTGATGTTAGCGACTGAGTGCAAGGCTTACAAATACTGTAAAGCTAACTATAAGCTTAAGAGCACGCCTCATTATGTAAAAATACAAATGCGTCTTTTTATGAGGCTGTGCGAGGGCAAAGACTCTAAATACTTTGTAAGCACTTCAAAGATAGAACAGATTGAGGGGCTTACAAAGCTTTTAATTATGCCTAAAGGCTTAAAGGCTGGCAAAAGCCTTTTTGAATGCTCGAGCGGTTATCAGTGGCTTGTATATACGGCGTCGCTTGCGGTAGTCTACAGGGACAACCCGCTAAGGCGACGTTATGAGACTGTTTTGCTTGAGATATGCCGAAAGAACTTTAAAACGTTCACAATAGCAACGCTCTTTATTATCCTGTTTATTACTGAACCCAAGTTTTCACAATTCTACAGCGTAGCGCCGGACGGCTCTTTAAGCCGTGAAATTAGGGAGGCAATAGCGAGCATATTAAAATCAAGCCCGCTCGTATATAAGTACAAGGGCAAGGCACGCTTTAAAATACTCCGTGATTATATTAGCTTTCCTTATCTCGAAAACAAATACACGCCTTTAAACTACAGCAACAGCACGCTTGACGGTAAATTGCCGAGCGTCTTTTGTGCTGACGAGGTTGGCGCTTTGCCAAACGCTTACGCTCTCGAGGCTATGCGCTCAGGACAATTAAACATCTTGAATAAGCTGGGCTTTGTTATCTCTACTAAATATCCGACATTAGACAACCCTTTTGAAAGTGAAGTAGCTTATTGTAAAAAGGTTCTTGACGGCACTGTTAAAGACGACACTTACTTTAGTTTACTCTTTGAGCCGGACAATAAAAAGGACTGGCAAACGGATGATAATATTTTAAAGCAAGCTAATCCGGTAGCTTTGGAAATACCCGAGATATGGGAGGACTTACTTAAAAAGAGGGCTCAGGCGATAGCTCAGGAAAACAAGCGAGAGAACTTTGTAACAAAGCACTGTAATATTATTTACTCGGGCGCCGGTACTGAGACTTATATAGATGTAAGCGCGGTGCAAGCTTGTAGAGTTACAAATATCGACTGGGAGGGGCGCGTCGTTTATCTCGGGCTTGACTTGTCGGAGTCAGGCGACAACACGAGCGTTAGTATTTTGTCTGTGGATGATGATAACAACATCTTAGCGGACTCTTATGCCTTTATTCCTGAGGATAGAATAGACGAGAAAACCGCAAGCGAGCGAGTCAATTATAGAGAGCTACTTAACACCGGCAAAGTTATCGCTTGCGGTAATAAGGTAATTGACTACAGCGTAGTAGAGTCGTTTATCTTGGGGCTCGAGGAGCGCTTAGGCGTGCAAATTCAAGCGGTAGCTTATGACCGTTGGAATGCTTTAAGCACAGCTCAAAAGCTGGAGGCTAATAATATCACTTGTGTAGAGGTTAGACAGCATTCGAGCGTATTACACCCGCCGACTAAACTATTAAAAGAGAAAATCTTAAGCGGACAATTTGCTTATGAGAGCAACCCGCTTTACGAAATTAACTTCTTAAATAGCCGTTGCACCTACGACACTAATAAAAATCTGTATGTAAATAAGAAAAAATCGCAAGGAAAAATTGATATGGTCGTTTCTACTATCAATGCGGTTTACCTTATACAGCAAGATTATTTTTTAGGCTCGGAGGGCTTTACTTTTCAAGTGATTTAGTTTAGGCTTTTAAATGAAAACAAATGAAAACCTAAGTGAAAATCACTTGAAAGCGCTTAGAGGTGATAAACTTGGCTTTTAAAGATATATTTAAGAGACTATCAAAGAGAGACACAGGCGAGGAGCAACGCGAGGAGAGCGCCCCCGCCGATATTTTGACTGCCTTAATGCGCGGGGATAAGATTACGCGCGCACAGGTTTTAACAATTCCAGCCGTTTCAAGCAATATAGACTTTATATGTAGCTCTATTGCGTCTATGCCTATTCGACTCTATAAGCGAGTAGGTAATAAGGTGAGAGCTGTAGAGAATGACAACCGGACTAAGCTGTTAAATGTAGACACCGGCGACACGCTTGACGCTTTCCAAATGAAAAAGGCACTTATTGAGGACTATTTTTTAAGCTCGGGCGGTTATTGTTTTATTGAGCGCTACCGTAACGAGGTAACAGGGCTCTATTATGTCGAGAGTGATTACGTTAGCGTTAACTTTAATTATCAGCCGATTTATAAGAGCTATGTTATCTATGTCGAGGGCGGTACTTACAAGCCTTACGATTTTATTAAGCTGTTAAGAAATACTAAAACAGGCGCTTTTGGTGTTTCTATCATTGACGAGCTTAACGACGCTCTTGAGACAGCTTACCAAACTCAAGTTTATCAGCTCGGGCTTGTTAAGTCAGGCGGTAATAAAAAGGGCTTTTTAAAGTCTGAGCATAAGCTCGGCAAAGAGGAGATACAAGCGCTTAAAAATGCTTGGCGTAACCTTTACGCTAACAACGGCGAGAGCGTTGTAGTCTTAAACAACGGCTTAGACTTCAAAGAGAGCGCTAACACATCCGTCGAAATGCAATTAAATGAGAGCATTGAGACGCTTGGCAAGCAAATTGATAAGATTTTTCATATTAGCGACAACTTTGATAATACATTCAAGTTTGCTATATATCCGGTCGTAAAAGCTTTTGAGACAGCCTTAAACCGTGATTTGTTGCTTGAAAGAGAAAAGGACAAATACTTTTTTGCTTTTGACGATAAAGAACTTCTTAAGGCGACTATCAAAGAGCGCTACGAGGTTTATAAGCTGGCTAAAGAGTGTCAGCTCAACACGATTAACGAGCGCCGTAGAATGGAAAATCTTAACGAGATTGACGGCGGGGACGTTATCGACTTTGGACTTGGCGCCGTTCTCTATGATGTTAAGACAAAGACGTTCTTTACTCCTAACACAAACAGCGTAACCGACGTTAAAAAGGTTGAGGAGGAGAGCATAATAGACTCCGAGAACGATACCGAGCGCGCAACGCCGACAAGCGAGGGCGAGCAAGTTACCATTGACGACGTTATTAACGAGGAGGCTGAAAAATGAAAATACAAATCAGAGCGGACAAGGTAATTATAGACGGCTATGTTAACGCCGTTGAAAGAGCGTCAAAGCCCCTTTATAGTCGTTTTGGTGAGTTTATCGAAAAGATATGCGCGGGCGCTTTTGGGCGTGCTCTCAAGCGTAATAGCGACGTAAGAATATTACTTAACCACAACGCCGAGAGAGACTTAGGAGGCACCGGCACCGGTGAGCTTGAGCTTTGCGAGGACGCTATAGGCTTAAGAGCTCACGCCGAGCTTACTGACAGCCAAGTCATTGACGACGCCCGCAAAGGCAACCTTGTAGGCTGGAGCTTTGGCTTTAGCGACAGGGATGTAGCTGTAACACAGGACAGCGTAACCGGTTTACCGTTTAGAATGGTTAGAGATTTAGACCTTTATGAGGTAAGCTTACTCAACAGAGAAAAAACGCCCGCTTATGACGGCACGCTGGTAAGCGTCAGGAGCGCCGACGGCGAGCAAAAGCAAGTTTATATTAGCGACAGCTCAGACGACGAAATAGAGCTAACTGAGGACGCTACAGAGGACGCTAAAGAGGTAGAGGACAATGACGAGGCTATAGCCGAGGCTCAAAGAGAGCTGAGGGACGAGCACGAAAAGCCCGAGGTAAAGCCCGAGGGCGCTGACAATGGTACTAAGAGCTTTGACAACTCTAAGTATAAAAACATAATCGCCGAGCTTAAGACATTAAGGGACTCGGTAAAATAACAAAATAAGGAGGTTTTTCGATTATGTTTAAGAACGCAAAAGCACAAAGAGAAAAGATGAACGACCTTATTACAAGAGCCGAGTCTATTGTAAATGTCGCGGAGTCTGAAAAGCGTGAGCTCACTGAGGCTGAGGCTCAGGAGCTTGCCGAAATCAGAGACAACGTTAAGGCTATCAAGGACTTCTTAGGCATTGATAAGGACTTAGACGAGGCAAGCGCTGAGGTTAACGACGGCGCTGGCGCTGGAGCTGAGGGCGGTGAGACACGCGCAAAGGAAAGCGACAAGGAAGTAGAGCTCAGAGAGTATAGACAGTTTGACGCATTCTTACGCAACACTGTTAACACTCGCGACGGCGAACTTGCACCGGCTAACAACGGCAAGATTATCCCTACAACAATCGCTAAGAAGATTATTGCAAGGGTTTATGATATTTGCCCTATTCTCGAGAAGTCTGACAAGTATAACGTCAAGGGTAAGCTCTCTATTCCTGTTTATCCGGCTGACGTTAGCTCACAAACAGCGGTAGCTTTCGCTAACGAGTTTGAGGAGCTTGCAAGCACTACAGGCGACTTCACGACAGTAGACCTTACAGGCTACCTTGCCGGCGCTCTTACAAAAGTCTCAAAGTCTCTTGTTAACAACGTAGACTTTGACCTTGTTGGCTATGTAGTCAATAGAATGGCTGACGCAATCGCCCGCTTTATCGAAAAGAATTTGCTTGGCTTGGGCGGTGGCTCTGTTGCTGGACTCGGCGACGCTACTAACGTCGTAACAGCAAGCGCTATTGACGGCGACGTGCTTATTGACGTACAAGGCGCCGTTAAGGACGTTTACCAAGCTGACGCTATGTGGATTATGTCAACAGCCACAAGAAACGCGCTTAGAAAGCTCAAGGACGACGTAGGACGCTATCTGTTGCAAGACGATATTACAGCGCCTTTTGGTAAAACACTTCTTGGCAAGCCGGTTTATGTCTCCGACAATATGCCGAATGTAGCTAACAACGCTAAGGCAATCTTTTACGGCGACTTCTCCGGACTTGGCACTAAGTTTAGTGAGCAAATCGACATTGAGGTTCTTAGAGAGCGCTTTGCAACACAGCACGCTATCGGCGTAGTTGGTTGGATTGAGTTTGACTCTAAGACTCTCGACAATCAGAAGATAGCGGTGCTCAAGATTAGCACAGGCGCGTAAGTAAAAGGGGGGTATTAGTCTTATGTTGTGTAAAGCTTTAAAGACTTTTGTAAGTGTTCAAAATATGAAAAAGGGCGAGACTCGGGAGCTTACTCCCGAGCTCGCTACAGCGCTCTCAAAGGGTGGCTTTGTTGAGATTATCGGAGGCGAGCCCGAGGCTGAGCCCGAGCCGGTTGACGTTGTTATCGAAAACAACGAGGAGCCGGACGAGGTTAAAGAGCCCGAGGCTGAGCCGACGGCAAAGCCCGCCAAGAGGGGACGCCCGAGCGCTAAGAAGTAAGTAGGAGGTTAAGAGCTATGCCGGACACGCCGACAGCCAAAAGCATAAGCGAGTTAACGACTCAAGACTTAGCTGACTATATTAGGCTTACACCAACAGAGGACGACACCAAACTTTTAGCGACAATCTTGCAAGCCTGTAAAGATTATGTCGTAAAGTTTACCGGTCAAACAATCGAGGCTTTAGACAATTACAAAGATGTTACTATCGCTGTTTATGTCTTAGCTCAAGATATGTGGGACAATCGAGCTTACTATGTAGACAACTCAAACGTTAACAAGGTAGTCGAGGCTATCTTAGGCTTACACTCAATAAATCTGTTATGACTATTGTAAAGAACGCGGGCGACTTTTCGCACAAGATAGAGATAGTAAGAGAGACCGTTATAACTGACTCGGAGGGCTTTAAGCACTCCGAGCCGGTTGTAATTCTTTCACCTTATGCTCAAGTCAAAACGACAAAGGGCTTTACTCTTATCGCTAACGGCACGAGCTTTGACAAGGCTACGACAAATTTTACTATTCGCTATCCCGCTATTGAAATTCTAAACACTGATATAATCAGGTTTAAGGGTAAGCGTTACGAGATACAATATATCAATAACGTAGACGAGGCTGACGTAGTGCTCGAGCTACAAGCTAAAGAGGTAACTATCAAAGGGGGTGTTTGAGTTGGCTAATTTTGTCGGGGGCTTACCTACAGACTTAATTAAAAAATTTGAACAGCTTGAAATAGATACCAACAAAATGCTTAGCGATATGGTTAAGGCTGGGGCTGACGTTGTGCGCAACAATGTTAACGGCAAAATGCCGAGAGAGCTTAAAAAAGTAGTTGACAGTGGCGCCAAAGTCTCAAAGGTTTACAAGACTCCAACGGATGACGGCATTAATCAACAAGTTGTAATTAGTGGCTACTTTGTAAACAGGTGGAAACAGGTAACGCCGGCGCCTTTAGTCGCTAACCTTTTCGAGTATGGACGCTCGGGCGCGAGCTATCCCAAAAAGTCATTCTTTAGGGCGAGCTTTAACCAAACACAAATCGAGCAAGCTATGTTGAAAGAGCAAGAGAAGTATATCAAAGGGGACTGAGTAAGATGATTTTAAATCAAGAGGTTAACAGCTTGTTAAGCCGTTTGCGAGTAGACGGCAAGCCGGTTGATTTTGATTATCTTGTTTACGACGGCGGTGCTGACTCTTATATCGTTTACGGTCAAAGCGACACAATGAACAGCTATTCAAGCGACGACGAAATTAGTGGAGTCGTGCCGGTTTATGACTTTGATGTATATTCAAAGCGCAACTATGGAAAAATAGCGAAAGCGCTGAGGCGTTTGCTTACGGCTGAGGGCTGGACTTGGCAACCTAACAGAGATAGCCAAGACTTTTATGACAGCGACACAGGCTTTTATCATAAAACTTTTTGCTTTGCAAAACCTATACAAATAATTGACGAGGAGGATTAAAAATGTCAAAAAATCAGACAATCAACGACGCTCTTAAGGCGTTGTTTTTAGAGCTCGGGGGCGACTCCACAAAGCTTGCGGATAATCAGAAGATTAGCGACTACATTGACGACCTTGCCACCGTTCTTAATGTCGGTGGAAACGAGCCGTTTGTTATTACGATTTCAAGAGCGGACGGCTCTACCACCCCCGTTATTGATAAGACGTTCACGGAAATAAAAGAGGCGTTTCTTGAGGGTAAAAATCTCGTTGCGAAATTTGTTAATTTCGCTATGACTCCCGAGGACGAAACAACCAAGCACCTTGATAAAGTCGCGGTTTGTTGTGCTTGTTGTAGCTATGACTACGAAACTGGAACCGATATTACAGGCTTTTCATTTAACGGAGTTGTTTTTTCTAACGACCAAGACGAGTATAAATCAATTTGGTGCGATATTGGCTCAAATGATTTCTTTTCTTTTACCGAAAGTACGGTTTATTCACCCGCATAATTAAAATCTAACAAGGAGGATATTTCAGATGGCTAAAATAGGACTTAACAGCTTTTACTATTCACATCTTACCGGTGAGAACGCACAGACCGGCGCGCCTATTTATGACGGCGACAAATCTCTTGGCAAGGCTGTTAACTGTGATGTATCAATCAACAGCAACAGCGCCGAGCTTTACGCTGACGACGTGCTTGCCGAGTCTGATACAACGTTCTCAAATGGTACTGTTGCGCTTGGCGTAGACGACGACAGGGAGGCAACTTTCGCCGACTTGTTAGGACACCAAACAAGCGAGGCGGGCGAGGTTAAGCGAAACGCTAACGACGTAGCCCCTTATGTCGGCGTCGGTCGTATTATCGTCAAGCTTGTCGAGAACGTTAGAGTCTATAAAACTGAAATTCTTTACAAGGTTAAGTTTTCAGAGCCTAACCAAAGTGAACAGACAAAGGGCGAGTCTGTAACGTTCTCAACTCCGTCAATCGAGGGACGTGTCTCGACACTCTCTAACGGCGACTGGAGCGACGCCAAGACATTCACGTCAAAGGCTGACGCGGTTGCTTATATTAAGTCAGTTTTTGCACCGCCTACGCCTTAAGGCTTGCGGATAACATCCAAAAACAAACGGCGCCCGCCTTGCATTTTGCGGGGCGGGCTTTTTTAAAAATCTAAGGGAGTAAAATTTATGAGAGAAGTTAGCACAGTTGTAAAGTATAAAGGCGAGGAGCTTAAAGCCTACTTTAATCTTAATGTTATGGAGGCAATACAAGCCGAGTACGGTACGCTTGACAAGTGGGGCGCGCTTACTGACGGCAAGACAGAGGGCGACGAGGTTGACGTAAAGGCGCTAATCTTTGGACTCCGTGAAATGCTTAACGAGGGCATTGAGATACACAACGAGGAGACCGGAGACAACAAGCCCCTTTTTACTCACAAGCAAGTGGGTAGAATTTTAACAGATATGGGACTCGAGAGGACTACAGCCCAAGTTAATCAGTTAGTCATAGACTCAACGCATAGCGACGAGGCTGACTCAAAAAACGAGTAATACACGACGACGACGACGACTTAATAGAGGAGTCTGAGCCCTTATCGTTTTCGTGGATATATTACATCTCAAGGGCAAAGCTTAATTTGACAGAAAAAGAAACAGGGCGTTTAACATACGCTCAGTTTAAAGAGAGATATAAAGCATATAAAGACACTTTCGACTTAGAACTACTTTTGACGCTTAACCGGATGACATACGAGGAGCTTAAAAAGAAACAGGACGCGGGCGACGAGTGGCTTAAATAAGCAAGGGGGTGGCTTTTAGTGGCTGGCTTTGGTGGTGCCGTAAAGCTTACAGGTGAGAGCGAATATAGAAAAGCGCTCAAGCAAATTACAAGCGACTTGAAAGAGGTTGACAGCGAGCTTAAGCTTGTTGCGTCTCAGTATGACAAAAACGACAAAAGCCAAGAGGCGCTTACAGCTCAGAGCGAGGCGCTTGCTAAAAAGCTGGACGCTCAGGCTAAAAAGGTAAGCACACTTAAGGACGCCTATAAGCAAATGCAAGAGGGCGCTCAGGCAAACGCGGAAAAGCATAAGGCTCTTAAAGCTGAGCTTGACAACGCTGTTAGCGAGCTTGAAAAGATTAAAAAAGAGTCAGGCGAGACAAGTGCCGAGTATAAGCTACAGGCGGGCGCCGTTGCAAGCTTGACAACCGACTATGATAAGAGCTCTAAAGCAATAGACGCGCAAGAGCAAGCTTTAAGCAAGGCACGCGTAGAGATTAACAAAGCTCAGGTTGATTATAACAACACAGAGAAAACGCTCAAGGGCTTAGACAAAGCCGAGGAGGACAGCGCTAAGGGCTCTCAAGATTTAGGCAAGTCAATCGACGAGGCTGGCAAGCAAGCCGACAAGAGCGCTAAGGGTGGCTTTACTGTTTTAAAGGGCGCTCTTGCTAACCTTGCGAGCGACGCGCTTAAGGGCGCTATTAAGGGCATTACCAACAGCGTTAAGGAAATTGCGAGCGCAAGCGTTGACGCTGTTAACAGCGTTATCACGCTCGGGGACTCCATTGACAAAAACAGCGCCAAGCTTGGAATAAGCGCCGAGTCTTACCAAACTTGGAGTTATGTTTTTACTCGTAGTGGCGCCGACATTGAGGGCTTTAAATCGTCATTTTTAAAGCTCTCTAAGGCTATTGAGGACGGTTCTGACGCTTTCAAAGAGCTCGGCATAAGCTCGGAGGAGCTTGAGAGCCTTAACAAAGAGGAGATTTTTAGCAAAGTAGTCGCCGGACTTCAAAATATTCAAGACGAGAATAAAAAGACAGTCTTAGCTAATCAGCTCTTAGGCAAGGGAGCCGTTGAGCTCGGTAGTTTGCTACAGCAAAGCAACGAGTCAACCGACGACTTGAAAAAGCGCGTTGTGGAGCTCGGCGGGGTGCTCTCGGATGACGCTGTTAAGGGCGCTGTGGATATGAAAGACAGCCTTACAGACTTAAAGACAGCTTTGACCGGCATAAAAAACAATCTTGTTACTCAATTCTTGCCGTCAATTAAGGACGTTACTGACGGACTTACAGACATAGCTACAGGTAAGGACATTAACGCCGGCTTTAATAAAATCTCTAAGGGCATAAGCGACACAGCAAACACGATTTTAAACAAGATTTTACCTAACGTTATCAATATGATACCGAGCTTATTAGAGAACGGCTTGCCGGTCATAATCTCGGGCGTTACTTCTTTGATTAAATCTATAGGCGCGCAACTTCCTACAATCATACGCGAGCTTTTTGGGGCTGTTAAGACAATCTTGACAGACTTGGCGAGCTGGCTGTCAGAGGAGGGCAACGTAAGCGAAATGCTAAGCGGTATTTTGGAGCTTGCTACAGAGCTCGTTAATAGCTTTGCTGAGCTTTTACCGATTTTATTGCCGGCTGTCTTTCAAGTTATCGCCGAGGTAGCGGACTTTTTGACAAAGCCCGAGAATATTGAAATGCTTATCAAGTCTACGATTTTGATAATCACAAAAATAGGCGAGGCGCTTATCAAGAGCGCGCCGGTTCTCTTGAAAATTCTTGAAAATATCGGCTATAACATAGTTGACGGCTTTGTTAAGCTGGGCGGTAAGCTCAAAGACGGCTTTACGACGCTTGTAAACTGGATTAAAAACGGCGTTTCTAACTGGTGGAATAACTTAAAGCTTAGTTTATCAAATGCAAGCTTGGCGTTTTTGAACAAAGTAGCCGAGGTAAAAGACAAAGTAACAAATTTTGTCTCAAATATCTTTAACACAATCAAAGAATTACCTCAAAAAGTCATTAGCATAGGCGCTAATATCGCGTCCGGTATATGGGAGGGCTTAAAGTCAAAGCTTGACTATCTGAAAAAGAATATCAAAAACTTTGGCGACAACATTATTAAATCAATTAAGAACGTCTTTAAAATCGCCTCACCGTCAAAGGTTACGCAAGAGCTCGGCGGTTACTTAGCCGAGGGCTTAGGCGTTGGCTTTTCTAAGGAAATGAAAGAAGTTAATCGAGACATTGACGACGCTTTGCCCGACTTTAGCGGACTCAAGACGACAGGCGCGACAGCAACCGGCACGACAGGCGGGCTTGACTATCACACGCTTGTAAGCGCTTTCAAAGAGGCTTTGACAGGCGTAGACGTTGAGCTTGACGACGTTAAGGTGGGCAAGTTTGTAACTAAGACAGTAGGCAAAGCTATTTATGGAGTATAACAGGAGGCAAAAAAGTGAATATAAAGCCCTACATCATAATTAACGGCGTAAGCTCGAAAACTATAGCGGGCTTGATTGTTACCAAATTGCCACCTATTAGCAAGCCTTTAGAGCGCACACTTATAGAGACGGTTGACGGACGCGACGGCGACATAATCACGCCTTTAGGATATAGCGCTTACGACAAGCCCTTTAGTGTTGGCTTAGCTGGCAACTATAACATTGACGAGGTAATAGAGTTTTTTAACTCGGAGGGTGTTATAACGTTCTCAAACGAGCCGGATAAGTATTATCGTTTTAAGATAATCGAGCAAATTGATTTTGAGCGCTTGCTGAGATTTAAAACGGCTGACGCTGTTGCACACGTTCAACCCTATAAGTTTTCTACAATAGAGCAACCCTTAACGCCTACACTGGGCTCGAGCCCTAACGAGGTAACTGTAACGAACTCGGGCAATATAGACGCACGCCCTACGATAGAGATAACAGGCGCGGGCGTTGTTACGCTTGCGCTTAACGGCGTTAATCAGTTAGAGATAACTTTAGACGACGACGGCGAAACGATTATAATTGACTCGGAAAAAATGAACGCTTACGCACAGGACGGCTTGACGCTTTTAAATAGGCAAGTAGTAGGTGATTATGATAAAATCAAATTAAACAAAGGGGCTAACACTTTAACGCTTACCGGCAACGCGACAGCTCTAACAATCTCAAAGTATTCGAGGTGGCTATAATGATAAACGAATATCCTAACGGCGTAATAGCTCAGCTCTTACAGGCTATTATAGGGCAAATAAATTTTGACGGCACGCCTACATCCAACATAGGCGATATTTTGCTTTCAATCTTAGAGCAGACACCTTACGACAAAGAGCCTAAGAGCGTGCTTGCTGAGCTATTTTTAAAGCTCAAGGATAAGCTTGAGGGTAGAGCTTTCACGCCTTACGATAAAGAGCCTAAGAGCGCTATAGCCAAGATACTTTTATCAATTCTTAATGAGACAGAATACGACAAAGAGCCTAACAGCCGTATAGCTGAGCTTTTGCTTGAGCTTAAATCAGAGCTGGAGAGCTACGCCGAACTAACAGCAAGCGGGGCAATAGCGAACTTTACGACGAGCGTAGTAAAGCCCCTTGTCAACCTCACAGCGTATTTTAAGGCTACGCAAGAGGCTGGCACTCCTACACCTCAAAGCCCTAAGGCTATTAGCGGAATAAACGCGGTTAACGTCGTGCATTGTCATAAAAACATTTTTGATTATGACGAGAGCAAGGTAACAACAGGAGAAACGACAAGCGCCACAACGAGAGCATATTACCCTTTAAATTTAGATAATTGCACTCTTACATTCACGGCAAGGTTAAAGGACGGCGCTACGCCTCCAAGCGAATTTTTAAATATCGGACAAATTAGAGAAACAGACGGACTAATAGGCATTAGAGACAGCTTTTTAGCACCTACAGGCATAACCACAAGGACATTACAATTTAGCAAGGGTAATAAGGCGGTTTTTGTTTGTTCAACAGCACGCTTAGACCTCACAAAGTCTTTGTTTGAAAAATACGACATTCAAATAGAGGTAAGCTCTAACGCCTCCGAGTTTGAGCCTTATGCCGGCTCTACAACCCTAATAAATCTTGGCGGTACTTATTACGGCTGTTATATTACTCAGGATAAGAACGGCAAGAGGGAGCTTACTGTAACACATAACTATTTCTTAATGGATAATAGCGTTAATGTAGCTGTTAATTCACAATCAGCTAACACAGTTGTTTTTTCTCTTAGTTTAAGCGAAAACGATATACCAAACACAGATAGTACAAGCTATTTATCCGATAGATTTAGCCCTTTAACTCCGTCTGATACAGAGGGTAGAGGCATTTTAGCGTCAAATGGGTATTTTTATTTTGTTATTGCAAAAGAACATTTAAGCTCTTACGACCAAAAAGGCGCAAGGGCTTGGCTCGAAAATAATCTAACTGTTTTGATAACAAGTTTAGCTGAGCCTTTTACAATCGCTTTACCGGACGGCGAGCCTATAACAGCGTTTAACGGAGTTAATAACATTTATAACGACTCAGGCGACACGAGCGTTACTTACTTGGCTAAGATTGCGGATAATCTTAACGCTACAGCTAAGCTTAGGGCTGAGGTAAAGGCTCAAATGCTAAAGGCAAAAGAGGAGCTTAAAGAGGATGTTAAAGAGCTGGAGCCTATTATGGACTCAGGCGAGACAAAGAGGGGGGCTTAAAAATGGACAATACAATAAGTTTTACGCCCGCCGAGCTCGTTGCTTTTATCGGGGCTATATCGGCGGTTTGCGCTGGTATAGCTACAATAGTAGGCTTTATCTGTAAAGTTGTAGCCAAGTGGAAAGCGCCGGAAGTAGAGCAAAACCGACGGATAAAAGAGCTTGAGGATGATGTAAAGGCGCTAAAAGCTCAAAATGAGATTTTTTCTCAATACTTTGTAAACGATAACAACCGATTTAACGCTGTCGAAATAAGTAACAGAGCGATTTTAAGCACGCTCAGAGCTTTGTTAAAACACGCTATTAACGGCAACGATATAGAGCAATTAAAAAAGGCTGACGAGGACTTAGACGACTTCTTAATTAACAACTACAAGCCGAGGACGGAAGAACAAAATGTTTAAAGTGTTTCAAGCTATAGATAAAGACTTTTCAAGCAACGGCGACGCGGTTATATTACCGCTTAGAGCCGTTGTTAAAAAAGTGGATAACAGCGATTATACGCTTGAGCTTGAGGCGGGCATAGAATACGCCGACTATTTAAGAGCTAAAAATATCATAGTTGCACCAACTCCGACAGGCTTGCAACCCTTTAGAATTGAAAACCCTGAGGCAACGCGCACAAAGATAAGGGCGACTTGTAGGCACGCCTTTTATGACGCTGAAAATTACCTAATTGCCGACAGCTATGTAGTAGACAAAGATTGTAACGACGCCTTAGACCACCTTAACAGCGCTACAGACACGCCGAGCCCCTTTACAACGCTCTCAGACATTACGGCGGTTAATTCTTATCGTTGTGTTAGGACTTCTTTGCTCGAGGCTGTAAACGTGGTTTTAGAGCGCTGGGGCGGGCATTTAGTAAGAGACGGCTTTAACATCCAAATAAAGCAATCAATAGGCGCCGACAACGGCGTAACGATACAATACAAGAAAAATCTTAAGGACATAAGTGTTACCTATGACTGGACGGATGTATGCACAAAGCTCTTACCGGTTGGCAAAGACGGCTTTACGCTCGAGAGCCTTTACGTTTACGGCTCTACTCAGTACGATTTACCATTCACGAAAACAATCACTTTTGAGCAAGCTATAGAGCGTGAAGATTACGCCGACGACGAGCAATATTATAGCGCTTTACGCGACGACTTAACGGCTCAGGCTGAGGCTTATTTAAGCGCTCACGATAAGCCCGCCGTTAACTATACTCTTAGCGCTGACTTGGAGAAAATAACCGACATAGGCGACGTAATTAGGGTTTACGACGAGCGCTTAGGCGTTGACATTCTTACACACGTCTTAAGCTTTGAATATGACGCAATACAGGGGCGCTATTTAAGTGTTGAGTTTGGCACAGCTACGCCTAACCTTAACAATTTGCTCAGCTCGGTTAACAATGTTATCACAGACAAGATAACAATAAGCGAGCAAACGCAAACAGCACAGCTTAACGTAGCTCTTGCTAACTCCGAGGCTAAAATCTTGGGCGTTATGGGGGACTCGTATGTAATTTATAACGGCAACGAACTTCTTGCCGTTGACAGCTTGCCCGCGAGCACAGCGACAAACGTGCTACGCCTTAACTCGGAGGGCATAGCTTTTAGCAATACCGGTATAAGCGGACATTTTACAAGCGCTTGGCAAATTGACGGCACTTTTAACGCTCAGGCTATCAATCTTATAAACCTTACAGCCTCAATGATTAAAGGCGGGACGCTTAAGCTCGGCTCTAACCTTAACGAAAGCGGTATTTTAGAGGTTTACGACGAGGCTAACAACCTTATTGCACAGCTCGACAAGGGCGGGCTTAAGATGTTTGCGCAAAACGGCACTTACATCTTAATTAACCCTGACGTAGGCTTTTGCGGTTACGACTCGGATGACAGCCCTATTTTTTATGTCAGAGAGGACGAGTTTGTAATGAAAAAAGCAATCGTTGAGCAAGAAATAACGCTTTGTGATAAGCTGAGATTTATACCGGTGGAGCTCTACGACTCAAATAACAATCTTGTTAACGACGGTGTAGGACTTGTAAGCGTTTAAGGGGGTGTTTTAGGTGGCAACGAGCCCAAACTTTTCGACTAATAATGATTTTATCAAATATCGTATTACGGTTACGGAAAACTCACAAGACATAGCTAACAACACAACAAATATAACTGTTAAAGTAGACGCTTGGAGAACAAACACCGGATATACGACTTACGGCACTGGCACTTGCTATTGCAATATTAACGGCACGAATTACAGCGACTCAATTAGCTCAAGCCAAAGAATAACACACAACTCGCACACAGTATTATTTAGTCGTACTGTGGATATTACGCACGACGCTGACGGAAAAAAGACAATCTATGTTAGTGCGTATATTAGGCATTCGCAATTTTCAAGCAACTCTCAGGGCTTTAACGTTGTGCTTACTGACATCCCGAGACAAGCTAACATTTTGAGCGGTAACGACTTTTTTGATTATGCTAACCCGACAATTACTTACAGCAATCCCGCCGGCACTCTCGTAGAGAGCTTACAGGCTTGCATAAGCTTGGATAATTCTACGCCCCTGATAGCTTATAGAGACATTGATAAGCTCGGGACGGCTTACACTTTCGAGCTTACTACAGCCGAGCGTAACGCGCTCTTACAGTCTACGCCTAACTCTAACCATTTAGACCTGTATTACATCATCAAGACAACTATAGCGGGCGCGACATACTATAGTAGTTTGAGCGCCTTTATGGGAGTCAAAGAGAGCCTTGCAAGCCCTGTTATAACCGGCGTAACTTACGAGGACACAAACGCGGACACGCTGGCAATAACAAGCGACTCGAGTAAGATAATACAAGCTATATCAACAGTGCGCTTTAACTTTGCGAGCCTTACAGCTCAAAAGTTTGCTAATCTTGCGAGCGTAAGCGTAACGGTCAACGGTATAACAGTCAATAAGAGCTTATCAGGTTCGACAGCAAGCAACGAAAGCTTAGCTTTTGGCACTATTAACAGCTCGAGCAATCTCGAGGCGCTTGTAACGGTTACGGACACGCGAGGCAACGCGAGCACCGCAACCGTCAATATAACTATGCTCGAGTGGAAGTTACCGACGGCGACGCTGAGCTTAAATCGAAAAAATAACTATTACAGTGAGACTTATTTGACCGTTGTAAGCTCTATATCGAGCTTGGACGGCAATAACGCCGTAACGATAACTTATCAATACAAGGAAAAGAACGCGAGCACTTATAGCAACCCTGTGGCGATACAGGACGGCGTAACGGCAACGCTTGACATAGATAATACTAAGACTTTTGACTTTAAAATAACTGTTGCTGACAGAATAGGGCAAACAATTTACAACAAGGTGCTTTATACTGGACTCCCTATATTGTTTATTGACAGGCTTTTGCGCTCTATCGGCGCGGGAGCTATACCCGACCAAAGCAATATGTTGTGTGTTGACAGGAGAATTAACCTAAAAAACGTGTCTCAGGAGTCTGTTGCTGACTTGTGGAGTAACGTATATGGTAGCGCTAACTTTAGGCTACACCGTAACAACATTACAATAGTCGAGTTAATAGGCACTAATAACGGCGGTTATTTTAGGATAAGAGACGCAAACGGAGCTAACGGCGTTTATTTAGATAATTCGCTTTTACGTTATTATAACGAGGACGGCGCTATATCTCTCGATTTGTTTACAGGTGGACTTAAAGACGGAGTAATTAACGTTAACGACCACACAGGCAACACAACGATAAGTTTAACCGGTGAAACAGGCGAAATAATAGCCGAGACGGTAAGAGCAAAGAGGGTAAAAACAAGCGAGCAAATAATAGAGCTCTTTGACGGCGCTACGCCGTTCTATAGCGGTAGCAAAGTCTTTGATTACGACGGCTATAACTCTCTTACGGTTATCGCTAAGGTAACGCAAACGAGCTCTTTTAACCTGATTACAATACCGGTTAAGTTTTTGGACTCTACCGAAAAGCGTTTTTGTATATCGGATGAAATTAACTACGTTGTTGTTAGATTTTCGATTGATACGACAACAAACAAAATAACTATGACGTGGGACAGCCGTAACAGCACCGGCTATGTAGACCGCGTGTATGGTAATTACTAACGCAAACAAGCTTTTAGCTTGCTAATACTCCCTTAAAAGAGCCCCCGAGAGCTTAGGCACTTGGGGGCTTTTAATTTTGCTGAAAAAATTTTAAAAAACCTGTTGACAAGACAACTTTTAGGGTATATACTGACAGCATAAAACAAAACCACAACGGAGGGCAAGACAATGACACAGATTAAATACACTCTTAACAAGAACGATTTAACAAAAGAAGAACAGGAAAAGGTAAGCAAGTATTATAGAGGCTTTACAGCTCTTAGAGATACATTAACAGAGGAGACGTTTGACGACGACGGCAACCGCACAGACTCACAGACATTTTACATCTTTAAGGGTGGCTGGACTCCTTACGGCGCTTGCGTAAAACACGGAGATAAGAAACACGGCTTTAAATATGTTTTTGCAAGACATAGCCGTTATGACGCTGTTACTTCAGACTTTACAGAGTTTATGCTTGATTGCGACGACCACGGAAACGACGACGAATGCTTTAACACTTTACACTTCTCTATGAATAACAACACGGTAGAACTTTAAGGGGCTGGCAACAGCCCCAAACATCCAAACCATAGGAGGCAAAACAATATGACAGTTGAGGTTTACAGATACAAAGAGGTTGAGTTTGAGATATGGAAAACCCGCAAGGGCTACGAGGTGCGAGACTGTAACGGCAACTTACTCAGGACTTGCAAGACAAAAAGAGAGTGCAAAGAGCGTATTGACACTCAGACAATCTAACAGGAGGCTTTAATATGACTTATCCAACAAAAATTAGGTATAACGTGCATTTATCTCTTGGCGCCGGTGGCGCGAGAGTAGGACAGTTTAAGACGTTAGCCGAGGCTCGAGAGTTTTCTAAGGGTAAAAACTATCATATTTTTAAGACTTGGTACACCAAGTATAGTGAGCGCGGACGTTATCACCAAGTTGCTTACCAAGAGCTATAAGGGGAGGAGGCAAGACAATGGAGGACGCTGAGGCTATTAACATCTTAGGCGAGCTTAAGCTAAAGCTCACGGCAAAAGAGGAGCTTGCTGTTATAAAGGGCATAGGAGCGCTAACAGAAAAAATTGAGCGAGATAAAAAGGCTCAGGCGCGCAAGCTACAGCACAAGCACAAGTGTAAAGAATGCGCTTATTTTTCTTATAATTGCGGGGGCTTAGATATGTCGAGCGGTAATTGTTATCTTAGAGACAGCTACAGCGACACTTGGCGAAAACCTAATAACAGGGCTTGCAAAGATTTTGAGCGGGACGAGCTAAAGCCGGTAGTTGAAAACATCTTAAAAGGCAATAATTAAAAATTTTAAAAAAGTGCTTGACATATCTCTTATGTCGGTATATACTGACAGTATCAAACCACAGGAGGCGCTTAAAATGGATATTAATACAAGATTACTTAGCAAAAGGACATATTATTGCGCTATAAAAAGCAAGGGACGCGCGGGCTGTAGCGGATTATTTTATAAAAAATGCGAGGCTAAGAGCAAAGCCGAGGTAAAGAGACGTTATTCGAGCAAATTCTCAGGCGTGCGCGTTGTTTGGGTTATGACACCCGAGGAGGTTGACGCATTACCCGAGGCGTCAAGAGATGATATTAAGGCGAGAGCACTTTAAAAGATTTTAGGAGGTAACAAAATGGATATTACAGAGTTTAAAAGACAGGCTACAAAGCTCACAGAGTTAAAGCTCACAGCGCTGTTAAAGTCAGAGCTTAAAAACACAAAGCCCTTAGTTTGCCGTCAGTTTTTCCAAGCATACGCCGAGGCGCTTATAAAGGGCTACGAGCTGGCAACCGGTACCGAGCTCGACAAAGACCTTAGAACGTATTTAATAATTGACATCCTTGTAGACTCGGGCGTGCTTGCTACAGTTTTAGTCTAATTGTTACAAATTTGTTACAACGCAAAAAGGGTATAGACATTCTTAGCAAAGTGGTATATACTGACAGCATAAAACAAAACCACAACGGAGGGCAATACAATGAAACGCTATAAAGTATCCTATCTTCTTAGCAGAGTAAAAAAGTGGAGATACGACAGAGAATATAATATTAGTAATGCTCAGGAGTTTGCAAGAGAATGGTTTAAAAGAGATAACCTTGTTAATACTTTAGCTGTTAGGTTTATAGATGTAGAGACTAAAAAGGTTATTTTAGAAATATATAGAGAGGAGGCTTAAAAATGACTAAGTATATAGTTGAGAACTTTGACACTTGCGAGCCGATAGCTGTATTCGACTCAGAAGAACAAAGGCAAGCTTGGCTTGACACTTATGTAACAGCCGAGAACGGCGCGGGATATACTACGGACGGCGTTAGAGTCGCAATATATGAGGAGGGATAAAAATGGACGGTTTTGTTATTCTGTGCTTGGCGCTTATGGTTTTACTCGTAGTGCTGTGGATATTATACAATCGCTACGTTAAGAAAATCATTGACGACCTTATAGGCGAAAACACAGCGCTCGAGCTGGAGCTTGACAAGCTTAAGGTAGAGCTGGCAAAGCTTAAGCTCAAGCTTAACGCTTACGAGGGGCTTAACGAGGCTCAGGAGCCCGCCGAGGTAAAAGAATGATAAAAGACCTTATAAAGCTCTTGCTGACGTTTATAGGCGAAATAAGAGCCGATATGATAAAGCGGGAGCTGTCTGTAAAAGAACAAACGCCGAGGACATTAGGCACCAAAATCAGGAGGTATTAGACAAATGGAAGTAAAAACCTATTACGAGCCGTTAAAGTGCTTTGCTTGTGAGAGACAGACAAACGCGGGCGAGGCGGTACCGGTGAAAACATCCGGCAAGGTTGGCGTAGACAAAGAGGGCAAGCTTGTAAAAATGCCTAACTACATTTTTGTCTGTCAGAGCTGTTATAAAAAGGCTCTTTTAATATCGGCGAGGAGGTGAGCAAATGAGAAAACCAACAAGGCGAGAGCGTAAAGCACAAAACTCAAGTTACTCGGCTGGCTACAGCTTAGGCTATGCCGAGGGCTACGCTAAAGGATTAGAGGACGGCAACCCCTTTACAGTCTTTATAAAAGCGCTTAGCAACTTAGCAAAAACAATAGCCGAAAACCCCGAGTTTATGAAACAAGCAAAAGAGCTGGAGCGCAAACAAGAGCAAGACAGACTTGCTAAGCTTTACGGTAACGAGACACATTACGCCTTTATTGACGAGGTACCGGACACGACTGAGGAGGCAAATAACAATGATGATGTTAATACTGTGGATTAAAAAGCTTTTAGGAATTAACAGCCCGACAGTAGGAGCTATTTATGGAAATATGAATAATAGGGGCTTTGTTTATGCTTACGACTACGCTAAGGCTTTAAAGGCTGAGCAAAAGTTTTTAAAGCTCAACCCTGACAAGGTAACTATATCAGCTCAGAGACTTGCCGAGCTTGAGCGCTTAGAGAGGGAGGGGCTTAACAGAATAAACCTCAAAGCCAAAGAGTATAAGGCTTTGGAGATAAACCAAGCTTATGAGGTTGAGCGAGAATATTACGAGACGTTTGACAAAGCTGAGCATTACAAGATTTATATAGCTGAGCAACTTCTTAAAAAGATGACTCCGGAGCTTTTAAAGCACTTGGAGATAGTTACGGATTACAACCCGCGCTTTATGACTTACAGAACAATAGGACGCTTGACAATTTTAACAAACAAAGAGGAGGCATAATAAAAATGCTAAGAGCACCGAGAAAAAAAACAGCCAAGACTAAGACGCTCACGCGCAAAGAAGCATACGACAAGGCTAACACTAAGGGGCTTTACATCAAGCTCAATAAGAAAACGGACGCGGATATAATTGCATACCTTGAGACGGTTGGCAACAAACAGGGACTTGTTAAGAGTCTTATAAGGGAGTCGTATGATTTTAAATATATAACGAATAATTACAATGCTTAATAGCTGGATAAATCAGGCGGGACAAAACCCGCCTTTTTTATTTTTGGAAAATTTTAAAAAAGTGCTTGACTTCTCTTTTGTGTCGGTATATACTGATAGTATCAAAACCACGGAGGCAATACAAAATGATTAAAGTAGTTAATGCAAGAGATTACGATTTAGGCGAGAGTCAGCACGGTTATTTTTTAGACTATTGGGGCTTTATTATGCTCAACACAGAGACAAGCGAGGCTTATTCATTCGACGGCGTTTACCCTTACGTTTTAAAAAAGAAAAAGGTTATGGAGAGCTGTGTATCAGGTGAGTGGTATAAGACAATGAAAACAGTTAAGGCAAAGTTAAGGACTTAAGAGGAGGTAAACAATTATGAAAAGAGACGCAAACACTATTTTTGAGGTATGCCACACCGACGAGAGAGGCAACAGGATAACCGGACAGCTTTACACAGCCGACAACGTATCGAGGAGATTACAGGACTTATTAGAATGGGGCTGTAAAAACATCACAGTAAAAGAATGGGGAGGCAACGAATGAAAAAGCTTAACCGGCTATACGCTGAGAACGCCACAGAGCTCGACAGGATGACGCGAGAGCTAAGGGCTAAGGGTTACAGCCTAATCACTAACGGCAAGCTTGTGAGAGAGCTGGAGAGCAATAAGGACACAACTGTAATAACAATCAGAAAATAAAAAAAGCTCGGGGCATAACGCACTTATACCCGAGCTATTTTTTCACAAGGCGCTTAACCTTAATTAACAATTAAGAGCAAGTCGACTTTGCTGTTAGCGCCTTTTTGGCTGAGGTTGCAAGATTTGAACTTGCGTATAATTGTGTCAAAGACAACCGCCTTAACCGCTTGGCTAAACCTCAATATTACTTGTTTGCTTTAATGCCGGCTCTAACTAAAATCTTAAGAGCCTTTTGCCTGTTACCCTTACAAGTAGACTCTAACGCCTCAATAATATCGCTGTCTTTTTCATTGTTAAGATTAACTGTGAAAATATATCTATTAGCTTGTCGGTAAGCTTTGTCATAAGCTTTTCTATCTAACATCTTAAAACCTCCATACAGATAACTTAACTCGAATTATAATACAAACTAATATGTATTATCAAGTGTAAGTTATCTACGGTTATAAAGGTTATTGTAGATAACTTTGATTTTTCGTTCCGAGCTATTGAGCAAAAGCTGTTAACTCGATAGAGTTATCCTCAGTGAGCCCGAGAATAACTAAACAGCTTTAACGTTTTCGCTCGTCGCTACGTCGCTCTTGCTAAGACTTGTAACTAACCTCTAAGCTGTGTTTGCCGTCCTACAGCTTGCCTTTACTGGACTCGGTTAATTTCCTCAACCGGCACTTAATACCACCCGCACAGATTTATTTATACTCGGCACCGCCTCCGAGTTTACAGACAGCCCGCTAAGTCTCGCGCGGGGCGTGCCGTGTGTATTTCCTACCGTTTTGGCTACACAAAACCCTTGTTTTATATTTAAGAGCTTTCAACCGTCTCAAGCTCAATATTTGGATGTAAACGAATAATATCACCAAAGCGCCCGAGCTGTCAACTAAAAAAGCAAAAACGATTAACGACACAAAAATATTATTTTTTGCTATAAATGTCTTGATTTATAATAACAGTGTGGTATTATAAAGCTATCCTAAAAGAGAGGAGGCTTTTTAAATGAGTGTGCGAAAGAATGCTATGCTCTACCCTAATCTTGAGGCTGAGCTTAAGCGCTACGACATTACTAAGGACGACATAGGCAAAGTAATAGGCGTGAGCCGGTCAAACGTTTACACACGTCTCACCGGCAACAAAGAGATAACGCTTAACGAGGCGCGTATGATTTGCGCTTATATCGAAAAGATTAGCGGGCGCCCTATGTCAATCAAGTATTTATTTAATTTCACTGTATAGGAGGCAAAAAACCACAATGATAAGCGAAAAAAAGGAAATTGCAAGAGAGAGCTTTGAAAAGCTTTTTTCTCTTAACGTAAACGACAAGACTGACACCAAAAACGGCAATACATATTTAAGCTGGGCGTGGGCTTGGGCTGAATTTAAAAAGCTTTGTCCGAGTGCTACCTATGAGATATGTAAATTCGACGGCTTGCCCTATGTTTACGACTCTAAGACCGGCTATATGGTTTATACACGCGTTACGGTTGACGAGCTCACTTATGAGATGTGGCTACCTGTTATGGATAACAATAACAACGCTATGAAAGCCGAGCCTTACGAGGTAACGACTACATATAAGAAGTTTACAGTCAAGCCCGCAACTATGTTTGATATAAACAAGGCTATTATGCGCTGTTTAGTTAAGAATTTGGCTGTGTTTGGCTTAGGGCTTTACATCTATGCAAAAGAGGACTTGCCCGAGGATGAGAGCGAGAGCGCTGAGGCACCTACTACACAGAGCAAGCCAAAGGCTAAGACTCAGGAGCCCGCACCGGCAACACCGACGACACCCGCACCGATAACAGAAACACCCGCACAGCCAAAAGCACCCGCTCACGCTATAAGAGCCGAGTTTGTTACTTATTGCGAGACTTACGGCATAAAGGGCGAAAAGTTTAAAGCTGTATGTAGACAATTTAAGCTTAACAACGAGGCTAAGGACGAGGCTTTTAAAGAGGCGTTAGCTTACTGTAAAAAAGAGATAGAAAACGAGAGGCGTAAGGCTGTTGCAGAGGCTCAGGCTAATAACACGCCTAAAAATAATGTAGCTGAGGCGCTGGAGAGCGCTGAGGGCTTTTTAAACGGTATTGAGGAGGTTTGACAAAATGCGAAAGACTAATTTTATTTACATTAACGGCGAGAAGTTTAAGGCGTTGCTGGAGGGCGCTACAGGCAAGACACTCAAAGAGCTCAGTCTTGAGAATGGTTTTTCAGATAGCTTTTTGCGTATGGTAGTCAAGACAGGCAAGGCTACGCCGACAGCTCAGGCGGTTGCTAAGCTTTACGGCATAGAGCCGAGCGCTTACGAGGTAAAGCCCGAGGCACCGGCGCCCGCCGAGCACACACAGCTCAGCTTTGAGGATATAGCTACAGCCGACGACGCGAGACTTAAGGCAATCTTTAAAGAGGCAATTAAGGAAGTCTTGACAGAGCTGGGCTTAGAGGTTGGCAAAGAGGGCGCTTATAAAAAGCCGAGCCCCGCAATAGCTTATTTAAAGAACTTAAGCGAATGCAAGCCCGCGCCTAAGAGCTTGGATGATTTTAACAAGTGAGGAGATTTAAGAAAATGCCTAAAAAGTTTTATTCAAGAGTAGCAAAAGAGGCGGTTGACGCTTGTAACGAGAGCGCAAAAAATGCCCGCAATATTCCTTATGTAAATAACAACGCGGTGCAACTCAGCAATATTGCGACAATGCTGAGCACTATAGCCGTATCGCTCGGAGCTATAGCGGACGCTATTGCACCGTCGCCGGATGATAGAGAGGAGGGCTAACGATATGCAAGACAGCGTGAGCGTTGACCGAGATAAGTATTTAGGGGGCTCGGATATTCCTATTATTATGAACTTAAGCCCTTTTAAGCGTAGGTTTGACTTACTCTTAGAAAAGGCGGGTTATAAAGCCGACGAGTTTACAGGAAACATTTACACCGATTACGGCAACACGCTTGAGCCTATTATAAGAGACTGGATTAACGCCGGACTCAAGGGCGACGACATTTTTAAAGAGAGCAAGCACACGCGAGAGGCTAAGGACGGCGAGCCTTTAGGCGTTAGAATACACTTAGACGGCGAGAACGCTGACACGGTGCTCGAGATAAAAACGACATCCCATATATACGAGAGCGTTGACGATTATAAGCTTTACTTGGTGCAACTTCTCTATTATATGGTTTTAACCGGTAAAGAGAGCGGTTTGCTTGCTGTTTACGAGCGACCTGAGGACTTAAGCACCGAGTTTGTTAGCGACAAGCTAAAGCTCTTTAACATTTCGCTTTGTGATTACGACGGACTTATTAAAGAGATTAACGAGGCTATTGAGCACTTTTTAGAGGACTTAAAAAAGGTAAAGGACAACCCTTTTATTACCGAGGATGAACTTTTACCGCAAGAGATACCGGACATAACAGCCCGCATTATAGCTTTTGAGTCTCAGCTCAATTACTTAAAGAACGTTGAGCAAACTGTAAAGGCTGAAAAGGCAAAGCTTAAGCGAGTAATGGAGAGCTTAGGCGTTAAGACATTCAAGACGCCTAACGGCTACAGGCTGACGCTCGTAGAGGACACACCGGCAAGCTCTAAGACGGTTCAAGAGCTCAATATAGAAAAGCTTAAGGCTGAGCACCCTAAAATATACAAAAAGTATTTAGAGGACAAAACTGTAGGCATAAGCGGTAAAGCCGGATATGTAAAAATCACAGCACCAAAACAGGAGGGCGAAAAATGACCTTAGAGAAAATTAGAGAGATATACGACACAAAAAGCCACGAGTTAGACCATTGGCTAAAAGACGAGCTGGGCAAAGCATTAGTTGAGCGCGGGCTTGTAGGTAAAAAAGTAAGACGTAAAAGGGACGGCGTTATAGGTTTTATTATGGTGGACTTTGACGCTTATGCAAGGACACCTTACAAGTTAAACTTTCACAAGCTAAAAAAAGACGGCACGAGCGCAACTTATTCAAGTGGCGGGGTTTGGAAGTTTGACGAATTTGAGCCGGTAGAGGAGGCAACAAAATGAAAATAATTAACAGAGCGAGGGCAAGCGGTAAAACTACAATGTTAATAAACACGGCTTATACAACCGGCTACCCTATTATTGTAAGTGATGTGGCGCGAGCTCGTTGCGTTGAGCGAATGGCTGTAAAGTTAGGGCTTGACCGTGTTAGGGTTTTTACCGTTGCTGAATGGTTAAAAGAGCGCCCGCGCACCGTTAACTATGGAATAAACAAAGTCTTAATTGACGAGGCTGAGCAAGTTATAGAGAGCGCTTTAATTGACTTTTTGCACGCTGACATTATTGCTTGCACTATGTCGGTGCCTATGACGGAGTTACCAAAAAAAGAGGACAAAGAGGAGGTAAAGACGGATGACAATTAACTATACAGCCGTGATAATTTGCGCTTTGATTTGCGTTTCAGTTGTTTTTATAGCTTGCTGGGGAGGTTCTAAGAAGTGAATAGTGTAATTTTGACAGGACGCCTTACAAGGACGCCTGAGGCGAGAGAAAAGCAAGACAAGAGCGGACTCTATTGCTTTTTTACTATTGCGGTAGACGAGGGCAAGGATAAGAGCGGGCAAAAGATAACAAGCTTTATTGAGTGTGTTGCATACGATAAGCAAGCAAGCTTTTTGAGCACCTACTTAAAAAAGGGTTACTTGATAGCTGTAAACGGCTCTTTAAGCGTATCAGACAAAGACGACGGACAGGGCAACAAAGTGAGGCGCTGGCTTGTCAAGGCGTGGAGTGTTGAGAACTTACAGCCGAGAGAGACACAGCAACAGCCGACAGCTCAAGCGCCGGCTCAAGCACCCGCACCGCAACCCGCTCAGCCGATAGCTCAGGATGTAAGCCCCGAGCCTACCGAGCCCGCCGAGCTTGGCGCTTTGCCATTCGAGATTTGAGGAGGCTTTTATGGATAACTTAGACGTTGCGAGAGTTTTACAGAAATATGCCGAAAAGGTAAAACGAGCTAAGACTACAGAGCAATTACACCAAGTTATAAAAGAGTGTAAAAGCAAACTGGACTTAAGAAAAATTAAAGTGCCTGAGTGGTTAAACTAATGGTTAGAATATCTGAGGAGGAGGCTAAGCGCTTGGGCTTAGCCTTACCTCAAAAAGATAAAGCCAAGCGCAAAAAGTATAATAATCAGGCTTGCGAGTTTAGGGGCTTGAAATTCGACTCAATCAAAGAGCACGATTATTATATTATCCTACTTGACAAGCTCAAGCACAACGAGATAAGCGAGCTTAAGCGCCAAGTTAAGTTAATCATACAGCCAAGCTTTAAAATGCCAAACGGCGAGACAGTAAAAGAGATTTATTACCTTGCCGACTTCTCTTATAAAGACAGCGCCGGCATTATTCACTACATAGATGTTAAAGGCGGGGAGGCAACAAAGACGGCTGTATATAAGCTAAAAAAGAAGTTGTTAGCCTCTAAGGGCTTTTACATTGAGGAGGTTTAAAAATGCTAAGAACGCATTGTGATAAGTGCGACAAGGTTATAGACGGCGAGCCACAGGCGAAAATATTAGAGCTTGACGACAAAGGGCTGGCACTTAAGGCGCTTGTTTATTGCAAAGAGTGCACTGTTAATCTTGATTTAAAAACAATTAGCGCCGACGTGAAAACACTTATAATTAATACTGATTTTTAGGAGGTTTAAAGATGTTTGTAGAGATTAATAAGCACTTAATCAGAGTTGAAAATATAGCCGTTGCTTATCCTTGCGACGGCATAGGCATAAAAGAGGATGACAGCAAAACACACACTTATATATTAAACGCTGGGAGCGCTAAGGGCTTTGTGTATGATGTTGACTATACAGAGCTTGTTAAGCTTATCGAGAGGAGTGGCAACAAGTGAAACGATTAGAGCGCTTTCTTTTCTTTTGTTTGCTGTCTCTTTTGCTTTGGACGCTCGTTTTAATAGTCGATTATAGCCAAAACAAAGAGACGCCTTACAGGGCTAATTACGAGGCTTATACGGCAAGGGACTTTATAGCACCCTTGCCCGATAGCACGACACCAACAACGACGCCGACGGCAACGCCGGCGCCTGTTTGGTTAGAGCAATACGAAAAAGACAGCGCTGAGACGCGTGAGGAGTTTGAGGGGCTTACATCCTACTTTATAGAGCTGGAGCCGATAGGCAAGCACTACATAACAGCATACAGCCCGCAAGAAACAGGGAGTTGGATAACGGCGAGCGGGATAAAGCTACACAGAGCAAGCTACGAAAACCGATATACAGAGCCTACGACTTGCGCGGTGGATAGAAAACTTTACAAGATAGGCGAGAACGGTGTAAAGTTTTATATCTTTGAATTTGACCGTGTTTTTATAGCTCAAGACACAGGGGGAGCCGTTAGGGGTAAACATTTAGATTTAGCCTATACCGACCTCAAAAGCGTCAAGAGCTTTCGCACCGGTAATTATCACGTTTACAAGGTTAAAAGCCTAAATCTATCATTTTACACCAAAGAGGACATAAAACAAGACTATTATACGGACTTTTAAAGCGTTATAATCAAATTGCCTTTACTGGAGTGTATTTTGTCATAGATACCTCATAAGAGCGCGGGTTTGTGGTTATCCCGCGCTCTTTTCTTTTGCTCACTAAACAAAAAGTTAAGCAATACTAAATTTATAAACATCCGTAAAAAAGTGCTTGACAGATTTTTTATAAGGGTATATACTGAGGTTACTAAACCACAGGAGGCACAACAAAATGACACTCGAAGTTATGTTTAAAAAGGTAAACGCTTACAACGAAATCGCTGAGATAACTGGAGAGCCTAAAAAGGCGCTGGAGCTTGTTCACTATAGTAGCTATTGTAGCTGTAGGCTTTCGAGCTTTAAAGCTACAAGTTACTCAGAGCTTAAAAAAGCAATAAAAGCTGAGTATATTGATAGCTTTTCAAAAGAGCTCTTTGCTTGCACTTGTTACGAGTTTTATAAAGAGCGTATGATTGACGACGAGACAATAGTAATAAATATTGTTAATGCTTGAGGAGGTATAAGACTATGACATTCGACTATACTGACGGTAAGGGCTCAAATTTTCGCGTCTCGGTAAGATACCGCGAGGACTTTGACCGGTACTTATTCAACAACTACGCAAGCGCAAAAAAGCTGTTTGATGATGTTTTGAAAGAGCACAAGGACAAAATAGGCTATGCGGTGCTTGCTGACTGTAGAAAACGAGGCTTTAACGCTGTCTTAGAGAGATTTGACAACGACGAGGACTTAAGAGCACCTTACGGCACGCTGTTAGCTAACTACAGCTTTATGAATGATGTTATCTATATCAACAGTGAGGTTATAACGCCACACTATAGGGGCAAGATGACAAGAGAGCAATCTCAGGCGTTTAGAGAGGCATTTCGCAAGAGCTACGACGAGCGCTTAGCACTCTACGCTACACCGGACGAGAAAAAGCTTATTAGAGGCTTTATGGAAAAGCACAAAGGCGCTAAAATCTCGGAGTTTACAAGCGTGAGATAGAGGAGGGCAATACTGTGAGATATGTAACATTCTATTATGATATGATAAATAGAACGGCGTGTGATTTAGAAATTCACGCGGACAAAGAGACGGCTTTGAGGTTCTTTAACAAAAATTGTAAAAGGTATTTTGAATTGAGCACAGGCTGGAAAGCCGACAAACTTCCGGCGTCTTACGGCTACCCTATGAGAAAATTTTTC